TGGTACCAGCAGTTATGCCAATGCCAACGTGACCGCTTATCTTGTGGCCAACCCACAAGGCAGTACCTATAGCAACACAAACGTAGCGGCTTATCTAACTACACAGACATTCTATAGCAACACCAATGTGGCTGCATATCTTGTGGCCAACCCACAAGGCAGTACCTATAGCAACGCCAATGTGATTGCCAATCTGCGGAATCTAACCAGTAACGTGGTTACCAGTGCCAATGTACAGGCTAGTTATTTTATAGGCAACGGTGCCGCACTGAATTTGGTGGCCGGCAGTTACTCTTATGTGTTTGACAACACCGGCAACTTGACCTTGCCCACCAATGGTGATGTCATCATGCCTGGTACTAACAGTATCCTGTCAGTCAGCGGAACTACACTACTTGGTGGCTACACACAAGTTACCGGATATTACTCAACATTAGGAATCAGTTATCCGGGTGCTGGCACCCAACACGGTATGACTTTACGACCTGCGGCTGATAACACCACTGCCATCAACTTCCTCAATGCCTCGGGTAACAGCGTAGGTAATATCACACAAACTGCATCAACAGTTAAATTTACAGGTGATGGCAGCGGTCTTTCAAATGTTGCAATCAAGACCACAGGCTCGTGGACAGTGACCACTGGTACAAACACCTACAGCATCACAGTTCCTGCCAGTGGCACATATCAAATATGGGTCCGAGGCAATATTCCCAACGGTATTCTAGTATACCTTGCCACAGTGGTAGTTACCAATACCAATGTGCCTGTAGTGGGTACTCAGTATGCCTGGGTCTACACCGGTGGCGGCACACCCATTGACTTTACTAGCATACCCGATCAGTTTACCGGCACTGCAAACACCATAGTTCGTAGCAGTACCTCCCCCAGTGCAACCACCAATAGATTTGACTTTGGTATCAACAACACCAGCGGGTCTAGTCAAACGGTCTACTGGGGCTATGTCACGCTTGGCTAAGTTACCATAAGTACTTGATCTTACTCAAAGTTTCCTATATAATAGTAGGATGCTTAATTCGATTCTTGATGCTGTAACAAGTTTGCTTCCGGGAAAAAGGAAGACAAATTCGGTATCGGGGTGGACCAGTTTTAATGCCGTCTGCTGTTCGCACCGTGGGGAGTCCCCAGACTCTCGAGGCAGAGGCGGCATTATTACCAATCCTACAGGTAGCATCAGTTATAGTTGTTTCAATTGCAACTATACTGCCAACTATACTCCGGGACGACACTTAAACTACAAGTTTCGTAAACTACTAACGTGGTTAGGTGCAGATGAAAATACTGTCAAACGCCTGGTGATTGATGCTATACGCATCAAGGAACTAGTCGAGCCCGAAGCAGTAGAAGCACCACGAGAAGAAGTAGTATTCAAGTCAAGGGCCTTGCCTGAACAAGCACAGACACTACAGGCCTTACACACATTCTATGAACTGGCCAATAATAATACTAGCGTGCCACGTGAGTTCCACGATGCAGTAATTTACAGTGCCAGTAGAAAAATTGATCTGACTCGATATGATTGTTACTGGACTCCCGAACAGGCTTATAATTTACACCGGCGATTGATCATTCCGTTTACTTGGCAGAATGAGGTCATTGGTTATACTGCCCGTGCTGTTTACGATGACGTCAGTCCCAAGTATTACAGTCAGTACGACACCGACTATGTGTACAATGTGGATCGGCAACGTAACGATTCTAAATTTGTCGTTGTGGTAGAAGGTCCGTTGGATGCCATGGTCATAGATGGTGTGGCCATCTTGGGCAATGAGTGCAGTGAAGTGCAAGCAGACATTATTGACAGTTTAGCACGTGAAGTCATTGTGGTGCCCGATCGAGATCGTGCTGGCATTCGACTAATAGATGCAGCCATAGAGTACGGGTGGCATGTGAGTTTTCCTGTGTGGCAAGAGACCTGCAAAGATGTCAGTGCGGCAGTGGAACAGTACGGTAAGTTGTTTGTGCTCAAAAGCATCCTGGATGCACGAGAAACCGGTAGGTTAAAAATTGAACTTAAAAAGAAGCGATTAAATACGATATGACAAAAGAATATACTCGAGAATTACAACAGTTATTTTTAGAAATGATGATGCAAGACTCCACAAGTTATGTGCGTGTACAGAACATTTACAATCCAGAAAACTTTGATCGTAGTCTACGCACCACCGCAGAGTTTATTAAAACACACACCGACGCACACAAAACCCTACCCACGTATGAACAAATCAAAGCCACAACAGGTGTGGACCTAAAGCCTGTGCCTGAATTAAATGCGGGACATTATGATTGGTTCATGACTGAGTTTGAACAGTTTACAAAAAGACAAGAACTAGAACGTGCTATTCTAAAAGCCGCGGATTTACTTGAAAAGGGCGACTATGACCCTGTAGAAAAATTAATCAAAGATGCAGTACAAATTTCACTTACTAAAGACATGGGCACGGATTACTTTGCTGATCCTGCGGCTCGCATTAACCGATACTTCAACTCGGGCGGGCAAGTAAGCACAGGTTGGCCGCAGATGGATCGATTGTTGTATGGTGGCTTTAGTCGGGGCGAACTAAACATCTTTGCCGGAGGTTCAGGCTCGGGCAAGAGTCTTGTGATGATGAACATTGCACTCAGTTGGTTGCAGGCCGGACTAAGTGGTGTTTATATCACACTAGAGCTCAGTGAAGAACTAACAAGTTTGCGTACCGACGCCATGTTGACCAGTACAGGCACAAAGGATATTCGCAAGGACATTGGCACCACTGAACTCAAAGTCCGGATGGTGGGCAAGAAGGCCGGCAAGTATCGCGTCAAGGCCTTACCGGCACAGAGCACAGTAAACGACATTCGCAGTTACTTAAAAGAAGTACAGATACAGACCGGAATCAAGGTGGACTTTGTGATGGTAGACTACTTGGACTTGGTGATGCCTGTGAGTGTCAAAGTCAACCCCAGCGATCAGTTTATCAAAGACAAGTATGTGGCCGAAGAGTTGCGTAACTTGGCCAAGGAACTGTGTGTACTACTGGTAACTGCTAGTCAGTTGAATCGATCGGCGGTAGAAGAAGCCGAATTTGACCATAGTCATATTGCCGGAGGTATCAGTAAGATCAACACAGCAGATAATGTGTTTGGTATCTTTACAAGTCGTGCTATGAAGGAACGTGGGCGTTATCAAATACAATGTATGAAGTCGCGTAGTTCAACAGGCGTCGGCCAAAAGATTGATCTTGAATACAACATCGAAACCATGCGTATCACAGATCCCGGATTAGACAGCAACGACACAGGCTTTGGTCCGCCCAAGGCCTTAAACATCATGGATCAGATCAAAGGCAACACAGATGCTCCCAAAACAGAACGTGCCACAGGTACTCCTGCGTGGGAACAATCCAACCCTGGCGGCGAAGTGCAAAGCAACAAACTCAAAAGTATGTTGGCTGGATTAAAGTCAAAAGCAGAATGACCAACAACTTTTGTAGATTTTTAAGCAACGGGTTCTCCCTACTTCAGAGGCAATCTAAAATACACGTAAAGCCTTGCTGTTGGTTTGGAACATCTGTTGCATTTAACGGAAACGAAACTCTAACACATTTACAATCAGTTACTGACTGGCATAAAGATTGTGGTGTATGCAAACAGCAAGAAGATAGTGGATTGCAGAGTTTTAGGCAGACAAGTTTTGATATAGTGCCGGACACGGTACCACCTGGTGCTATAGTTGCATTAGACATCAACTTAGACATTGAATGTAACGCCGCTTGTATTATGTGTACTCCGGAGTACAGCACATTATGGGGAAAGGAGTTAAAAAAGTTTAACATTGCTCGCCAACCAAATAAATCAGTTAGCATAGAGAAGATACTAGAACTATTGAGTACACTAGATCTTTCACAGGTCAAACGTGTCAAGTTCTTTGGCGGGGAACCATTGTTTAATGATGTTCATTTAGAAATATTAAAACAGTTTCCGTTGCCGGGAAATATAGATGTATGGTATACCACAAATGCCAGCATATATCCCAAGCAAGAAGTATTGGATATGTGGGCAAAATTTAAACTGGTATTTTTTGAAGCATCTGTTGATGGAATTGGCGCACAATTTGACTACATACGTTGGCCGCTACGATGGGATCGGGTTGAGCAGAATTTATTGCTACTTAGGGAACAAGCACCGCCGAGTGTGCTTTTTAGAATCAATCATACTGCTAATCCACTTAATGTATTATATTACGGATCATTACTAGACTGGGTAGATACAAAATTTGCCACAAATAGATTGGGAGATGCTACTGAAATTAATGTACATCCTTGTTGGGGTGATTGGGACCTATCAAAAACTCCAATGGCGTTACGAGAACGAGTACATCGGCTGTACCCGGACTCTGTGGTAAGTAACTTATTGAAAAATACAAAAATCGATACCAACACCAGCACCATGTCTGACTTTGTCAAGCAATGGGACCTTAGACGAAAGAACAGTTGGCAAACAGCATTTCCTGAACTAATAGAATATCTTAAATTAGATCAGTGAACCTAGCGACAAAGTCACGGACACTGATTTTTTTTAATTGATCTTGCGTGTTTAAGTCAGTTATTGCCTGTTTAAACAACAAGTCATCTGTTGGTTGATGCTCTCTAAAGAAATGTGCTATCGCCGGAGCTGCTTTTACTGATTCGGGCAATGCGTTAATATTGTAATGCAGCGGGTATGTTACTAGATTGTGATTAAATAGTAGTCCCTGGGAATTGAGCCAATTTACAGTCTCTTCATAATACAAAATATTCACATTACTCAGGGTATAACTTACACTCACATTCCTGGCAATGGTTTTGTACTGAGCAATATTTTCTAGTAATTTGGGCCACTTTAACGGGAACCGCATATATTCAAACACTGGCCCAATACCGTCTATGCTGACACACATATCTAAGTTTTTAAATTTGGCAAACAGTGCCAGCTGAGACGGATTCAGTGTAACACTCCCGTTGGTAACAAAATTAATAAAACAATCAAGGTTGCTATTATCAACTAATAGTTGTAAAATACGATAAATGTTTCTATCATATAATGGTTCTCCTCCTAGAATAGACAGTATCTTTAGATTTTTAAAGTCTATGCTGTCTAAGACAGAATCTGGCATGACGTCTAATTTAATCGGGATAGATTTAACCGATGCCCAATGTGTGCTATGAGTTGGCCCGCAGGTGACACAGGCACTATTACACAAGTTTGATGTATATAATTTTACAATCTGTTGGCTATATTTTCCGTCTATACAATCATCAAAAACATAACGAATGTCTCGATCTGCATAATAATCATAGGTCTCATTTTTGAATTCTCTGTCGCTCTTAACCCCATTATCTTCTAATCGCCAGCAGGCGGCGCAAGCATCGGGTCGCTCTCCGTCTAACATTTGTGTCCTAACTTGATCGAGATCATGTGGAGCCATCAAGCAACAGCTGGTGTCAAATCCTTTAGAGTTGTATTCTGCCCCAAAAAAAGGCATAACACAGTAGTTTTTATTCATAAAAATATTTAACAGAAACAACTGTATCCATAATTAAATAGACAACTAAATATAACATAAATTGGAGCAAATCTTGCAGAAGCGCACCCGTAGCATTTTAGAAGAACTCAGCAGCATGAGTGTACAACGAGACCGAAGCAGTCTCGTTGAAAGCCGTGCTAACAACGTAATTTCTAGTGCTATAAACCTACTGAACTATATTCGAGAGAACTACAACGAAGAGCAGGCCTTAGAGCTGGAGCGTCGGTTATTGAACAGTATACGCAGTCAAGATCCACAAAAATTCACACGTGGTGTACGGAGATTAGGAAAAAATGAAAATTAACACAATATTAAGCGAACGAGCAATCATCCAGGAACAGATGCTGAACGACAGCGTCTACAAAGAATTCTACAAACTAGGTATTCTGCTAAAAGAATACAAAATGAGTCAGCAGGATGTACAAAATTTGTTCAAGCAAGTGGCCAGTGGTGCTGCCGCAGGTGGCAATGTTGCACAAGCCGGCGATGCTCCTGCCAGTAACCGTACTGTAATAGGCAAGGGCGCAGATGTTGCCGGCGAAGTTAAAAAAGCATTTGATACAGTGGCCAGTTACATTGGTAAAACAGGTGTAGTCAAAGGTGCAGATAGAACGTTCGACGCAGCACAACAAAAAATCATGGGAGCTGTTGGCAACGATGGCAAAATTGCAAAGGCGCTTGAGTGGTATAGAGAATTAAGTAAAGTACCCGGCATGGGACTTGCTGCCAAGACTATTATTGTTGGTCTTGCTGGCTTGTCCGGAGCCGGACTAGGTGCCGTGGCAATTGCCGCAGGTATAACATTTGTCAATCAAATACTACAAGGCAACAAGTTCTCTAGCGCAGTTTGGGAAACACTGAAAACTGCCGGCCTGGTTGGTGCCATTCAAGTTGCCAAAGATTTCTTAGGTCGTGTAGATGTGGGGCAAGGTGCCAACGATGCAGTATCTGCTGACAATGATGCTCTTGCTCAAAATAAGTTACCCCTTGACGCTAACTCTGACAATACCTGGGATAACTCACTGCCCAATGCCGATGCCGCATTAAACAGTCAAGCAGATTTACAAGCCGCTGAAGATTGGCTCAACGCCGATGCCGCAGGCCGAGCAGAAATTGAGCAAGTAACTGGACTATCGGCAGACAAACTAGAACGACTGGCCAATGGCGAGTACAGTGATGCCGCAACTGCTGCATACAATCAAAACCCTGACCCAAGCACCGGCTTACCACCAGACCCTACCAGTAGTCGTTCCGACTATACCGCACCCGATGACATTGGTAGTGCTACAGAATACAAAGTAACTGCCGCAGACGGCGCTAAAGGTGTTGGCGGCATTGCACAAAAGTATCCTGGCATCAGCGCACAAGACATTATTGATTATAACAACTTGTCGCCTGATGGTCTTATCAAGCCCGGACAAGTACTACAAATACCCGAGCCAAATTTGGTAAGCCCATCAA